TACTATAGCATACCCATCAACCTCCATAAATTGGTTTGTTGATGATTTCAATTCGCCTGTTTTAATAACAAGTAATCTCTTTGTAACATTTCCAGCCTGGATAATTCTGAAGTTAAATTCTAGCGAAACACTATAATCGAACTGCCAATCTCCGTAGGAAAAATATGCACTCGTTCTGCCAACTATTTCCATCGTCTTATTTGCCTCAGTAACATTATTCTTTAATGCTACACTATCCCATTCGGCGTACTTATCCCTGGCGTTAGAAAGAGTTTCGATGAATTTAGCATGCTGTTTTTCATCCAGCATTATACCACCAGAATTATTTTGTGCATCCAGAGACATGGCATCAATCCATAGTTTGTAGGATTCGCCCGACTTGGATACCTGGATGGAATAATCCTTGTCGTTGTATTTTTGAAAATACGTTGTGAACTTGTCCTGTGCAAAAACCTGCGATGTCATGCAGATTGCAATAAATGCGAAGATTAATTTTTTCATTGTTGTTTTTATTTTCTTTGTCTTTTTATTTACTGGCAAAATTAACTAAATGAAACGAATAGAAAAAAAGAAAGGACAGGAGTAGCGAATTCCTGTCCTTCAATGGCTTGTAACCACTCCGGTCCTAAATGGGGGTTTTAAACCCGCCGGATATTCTATATATCTCACATGTACCAGTCTTCCCAGTCTTTTCTGTTAGCAATAATACTCCAGAAGATGAATCCAGGAATAAGGGAAAGCATGAGGACTAAAATTTTATCTATTAGGTTTCTCATAAGATTATTTATCCTAGATACAAGCATGTGAATTGGTTCCGATCTAGATCGAAGAAGACCTTGCTATCTTAATTTGCGACTTGGCTCTTTTTAAAGCTATTTGGCAAGCCGAGTAAATCGTGGCAGATCTCGCCGGTATTGTTTCTCTTTCGTCTATCATGAGTCTCACAGCCCATTTTACCCTCTTCTCTTTAATCTCCTTAGTTAGATGCGGTGCTTGTGGCAGAAGGAGATGCTCGTCCAGATCGTCAACAATTCGTCCAAGATGTTTCATTGGATCCATACCCGATTTTTGCAATCTCACAACGTGGTTGGCCACAATCTCGGTTACAATAGTTGGAAGTCCATCTTTAGAAAAAGTTCCAGATGGTAGATTTGTCATTTTGAAGGTCCCTTCATTCCGTAGGGATTGCTCCTGTGTTTTTGTTGTCATAACTTTTATAAAGTTTTATTTTGATGAATATACGGACACACCAGAAAAATACTTAGGCTCACAAAAATTTTCGGTATATTTGTGGTGCCCACGAGAGTGCAAGATATATAAAATATGGAAAAGGAACATTATGTATACTGCACCACTAATTTGTTGAACTATAGAAAATACATTGGTTCGCATTCAGGTAAAATCGATGACTCTTATTTAGGATCCGGCGTAAATCTAAAAAAAGCAATAGAAAAATACGGGAAGGATAATTTTATAAAAAAGATACTTTGGATAGGTCCGCAAGAACATATGAGGGAAATGGAAACATATTGGTGCGAATATTTTAATACGGGTAATAACCCATTATTTTATAACTGCTCTTCGGTTGGAACTGGATGGGAATCGGGTAGGAAAAATCCAAAGTTATCCAAATGGAGAAACGAAAATTACCAGGAAAATTGGGCTTTAGGTAAAAACAAGGAGAACGATGGTAGGTTAAAAGAAATTTCAGAAAAATTGAAAGGAAAGCCTTCTGGGATGAAGGGTAAAGTTGCATGGAATAGAGGAGCAACTGGAATGGGAGGATGGAAATTCAAAGAAGAGGATAGGGAAAAACTTTACTGGGAAAGAAAGAAAATTGAATGTGAACATTGCGGAAAAATGATAGGGGAAAACAACTATAATGTTCACCTAAGAAAAAACCATCTAGTAGGAAAGGTGGTAGATGGTGAGATCGGAAGAAAAATTGCAGAAAAATTGCAGAAATTTGTTTACGTTGCTGAAAGGGATTCTGATAGAATAGAGTGTTTATCATCAAGGGAAATGGCTAAAACACTTAATATAGATAAAGGTACTGTAATATCTAAAATTGGAAGTGGTAGAAAAACCAAAGACGGGTACCTTATTTATAGGTTGGAAATAAAAAAAGACCCATCTTAAATAGACGGGTCTTTTTAATTACATTTATAAAATTTAGATTTTAAGCTAATAGAGAGTAGAATTTCTTAAATTCTGATAATCTTTCAGAAAGTCCAATTGTTCCACCGTTTACTCTTTTTGAAACTTCAGTTACTACAGAGTCAGAAGAGCCTTTATCGCAGATCGCCCATAATTTATTCTTCTGAAAAAAGAAAGCTGCAGAAGCCAAAGGATACTTGGTAGCTACTAGATCTGGATTAGCTAAAATATCATCATCTACGATCTTATCAAAATCTACGTAGTTACTCTTTCCAGTTGTTTGCAAATACCCCCTTCCGCGGAATTTCCATCCCTCGCCAGATGCTTCGTCGCCGTTGCCCATTCTAGACGAATATACCTTATTGGCGATCTTCTCTGGGTTTCTTGAATAAGACTCGCTAATATTTCCAGGGAAATATTTAGGGAATATCTTTTTTAGTCCATCAGCTGAATAGTTAAGATTTTCACTAACCGCTTTAAAGTGGCCCGATTCATGTGACGCTTGAGCTAATACATGGGCTAATCTCAGAGGACTAGTAATCCCGAATTTTGCAGCAGTATCTGGGATCTGAGCGATAACTGAATCAGGAACGTGTCCTTTTAAAGCTGCTAATTTGAAAGATGATGCAGGAACTACAGCAGGAGCTGAAGCAGCTTCACCCGGGAACATAAGTGCCCAAGATTTTGGACCGATGATTCCATCAGCTGTTAATCCTTTTGATGCCTGCCATGATTTCACAGCAGCCTCGGTTCCAGGACCGAATTGGCCATCACCAGATAGTCCTAAGTGTTCCTGTAATTTTTTTACCTCTTCTCCAGAAGATCCATTTTTTAAATTCATTTTATTCTATTTGTTTTGTTTGTACAGCTTTCGCTGCTGATATTATTCTTCGCCCTCTTCCATTTCTTCACCTTCAATCTCGCCATCCTTACCGTCATAGTAGTTAGCTACGGATTGAAGATAATCCATTGCAAGAGTTAACTTCACAGAAACCCAAGGTTCAATCCCGTCTCCCTCTTTAATTCTTTTTCTCAATCCGGTAGAAAAGTCGATGCATTTTTCAAGTTGGCTAACTGCCATTTCTCCGCCGGCTTTTGGCATATCTTCGGTTTGTTCTGTGCTCTCTTTCTCTTCCTCGTCATCTTCATCCTCGTCTTCATCATCTTCATCTTCTTCAGATCCTTCTTCTTCCTCACCGGTTTCTTCAGTTTCAACCGGGGTTTCCTCGATTTCGACCTCTTCTGATTCTGGCTCTTCTACCAGCTCAACATTGGTAACCTCTACTTGATCATCTCCACCTTCTTCGTCTTCAGATGTCATATCTGGGGTTTCATTGAATCCCATTACAGGATTGGCTGGCTTTACTTGACCATCCTTAAGGAATTCGTCTAGCGATAAAATTTTTTTCATATTATTAGTGTTTTAGATTTTTTGTATTTATCCCCTGGTATTCCAAATTCATCCACCATAAAAGTGTTAAAAAATTGTTAGCCAGATTAGGTATATATCCCCGTACCCAATTAAAATGCACAATGTCCGTAAGATCTAACGTTTACCAACTAACAAGAGACGAAGAGATAATCCTTGAGATAGAGGCATCTCACATGGAGAGTGCTATGGACCACATCCTCGAATTAGGTTACGACGTGTTTCAAGACCTAACTTTAAAGATAGTTCCGATTAAAAAGAATTATTCAGCTGACGATTGGGATAATTGGCACCCATCATTTTTCTGACCAATGAAATTACCTCTAACATATTACAGGCACAGCTATCCCGTTATCGTTTATAAGGGTTTAGAATACACGCTGGATTCCATTTGGATTACCGAACTAGGTAATGTTATGATGACGCTCGAAAGAAATAATGCCTTTTTGAATCTGTCGATGTGTCAAATAGGTGAATTTATGGATCTGGGAAAATCTGAACGTTCTGAAATGGAAGCTAAGATAAATACTTACTAATGAAAAGACTATTTCTATTTGAAAGCTACGTGGAGAGATTGCTCGAGGCAACAAGAAGCGAACCTCATTTCTCTGAAAGAGAAGATGAAAGACTTGTTGAGGTCGATCGCCTTAAGTATGATCCAATGGTTAGAAAGGCATTTATGGATGCTGGTATATCAGAAGACGAAGCACAGAAGGTTCTTTTAGAAATGATCAAGAAAGAAGTTAAAGACGCGATTAAAGCTATGCTTCTTGTGGACTTTCCACCAGCTAAATCTTACATTCTGCCTGTTAAGAAGTTTATGTTTGACGTGGATGGAAAACAATATCCTATTAATATAGTTGCCTATTCAGTTAATAAAGCAGGAGTAAAGAAGCAGAATTTCGGAAACCAATATTGGATCCCGTGTTACAGGAATAAATTCTACACATTATTTTTACATCCATCGGACAAGACTAAAGAGCAGATTGCAGAGATCAGCAGCGATCATATAAAAAGAGCATTTGGTATTGATCAGGATTCTGTTGTTGCACCGGAGACAGATTTCGTGACCACTTTCGAAGTTAATGACGGCAAGATAGTTAAAAAGACGGAGGAAAAAGGATCTGCAAATAAAGGAGTGGATTTCGCCGGACAGTGGAATTTGGCGCCAGGCAGAAAGTTTAAGTTCTTCATGCCGGCTAAGAAAGAATATGTGGAAGCTGAGATTATTAAGGTTGATAATCCGACTTCTTATAAAACAGATAAATTCTTCCGTGTTGAAGTGATGGTTAATCTTGGAGCTAATAAGGCTAAGATGCTAAAAAAGATACTTCCTGAAGATAAGCTATTGATACCTGTTAAAACCGAAAGTGGAATGGTTGATGTTCCCGTTGTAGTACATGATTCATTGTACATCACCGATAAGAGAGCAGATAGCCCAATTCTGAAGATTAAGTAAGTACTGCTGATTGTTTTGATATATACGGGAAAGAAATCTAAATCCCGTGAGTATAAAAGTTTCAACATTCGATCAATTCGTAGAGAACCTTCGCAATCAAAATGCG